AGCTAGGTATTTACCATGAAGAAAAGAATACACGTCAATCAACATGTTATAAGAAGTAATAAAAAGAATAATGAAAATAAGCCTGTGATAACAGTTAAGACTTACCAAGATAATACTTATGGTAATGAGGTAAAGATATTAGGACAAAGCAAAGTTGTATATAGGCCAGATAAGCCTTTATCCTGTGGAGCAAAAGTGTGGATTGAAACTGATGCAGAGGTGGTAATAAAATGAAAACAACTTGGCTGGACATAGAAACAACATATAAAGTTAATGAAGATAAAAAGTCTGATGCTGATCCCTACACAGGAAACATGTTGGTGTCTGTTGGTTACACTGATGGAAAAGAGAGCACTTACTTATGTTTCTATCACAAGACAATGGAGCCTACAGAAAATGCTAGGGCTATTTTACAGAGTGCTTTAGACAGCACAGACTTGTTGGTAGGGCATAACATAAAGTTTGATTTGAAGTGGTTACGGGCTTGTGGTTTTATCTACACAGGAAAAGTTCATGACACTATGATAGCTGAATATATCATACATGGTGGAGAAAAGGTTCCTTTGTCTTTAGAGAAGTGTTGTGAACGATATGCACTGTCTCCTAAGAAAACTGGTTTAATCTATGAATATATGAAAAAAAATGTGTCGTTTGAGAGCATACCTTGGTCTGCAGTGAAAGAATACGGTGAAGCTGACGTACAGATAACAAAAGAATTATACGAGGCACAGCTAAGTAACATGCCTGACTCTTTGAAAGCTACAAATGATTTAATGAATGAGTTTTGTGATGTACTATGTGATGTGGAGAATAATGGATTACAGATAAGTTTAAAGAATTTATTTGAGATTAAAGCTACCTATACAAAAGAAGTAAAAGAACTAGAAACGTATTTGACTACAGAGGTTAAGCAATTGATGGGGGATACTCCTGTTAATTTAAATAGCCCAGAAGATAGATCAAAAATTATATTCTCTAGGGCTGTATTGGATAAGAAACAATGGGCTAGTCATTTTAATTTAGGTTATGAAGCACGAGGTAACACCAGAAAGAAAAGAAGGCCTAAAACTATGGGTATACAGGCATTTCAACAGAGTATAGTTCGTCTGACCAAGCCTTTGTTTAAGACGATAATGCAAAGGTGTACATCCTGTAATGGTATAGGATACAAGTTTGCTATGAAAAGAGATGGTACTGTAGGTAAGCAGAAACGTGTCTGTAAATCCTGTAACAAAAAGGGTGTTATATACAGACAAACTAGAGATTTTGCTGGGTTAGGTATGCAGCCGAGAAGTACACTTGATCTTACTATACATGGCTTTAAAACAGATAGGCCTACTTTAGAAGGCTTGGCTGTAACTACTAAGCCAGAGCAGAAGACTTTTATGAAAAATTATATAAGATACAACGCAATTAAAACATATTTGAAAACCTTTATAGAAGGAATAGAAAAAGGTTTAGATGACAAACGTAGAATCCATCCACATTATATGCAATGTGTTACCTCTACAGGAAGGCTGTCCTCAAGGAATCCCAATTTCCAGAACATGCCCAGAGGCAGTACCTTTCCTGTACGTAAGGTAGTGGTTAGCAGATGGGAGGGAGGACATATACTTGAAGGAGATTATTCCCAGCTAGAGTTTAGAGTTGCCGGCTTTTTAGCAAAGGATAGTAAAGTGTACGAAGATGTCAGAAATGATGTTGATGTACATTCGTTTACAGCATCTGTGCTGGGTGTGTCTAGGCAAGATGCAAAGGCTGATACGTTTAAACCTTTGTACGGAGGCTTTTTAGGTACACCAAAACAGATGGAGTATTATCGAGCATTTAAAGAAAGGTACAAACAGATTACACAATGGCATGAGACTTTACAGAATGATGCTATTACTAATCATCGTGTTGTACTCCCTTCTGGCAGATATTATAACTTTAACAATGTATATAGAATGAGGTATGGAGGGGTGTCAAACTCTACAGCAATTAAAAATTATCCTGTACAAGGGTTTGCTACTGCTGATCTTCTTCCTATTGCATTAATAAAATTAAAAAAGTTGTTGACAGATAGACAAATGTTCAGTATAATATGTAATACGGTTCACGATTCCATTGTAGTTGACGTGCATCCAGACGAACAAGACTCAGCTGTAGAGGTAATGAAAGAAGCTATGTTCTCTCTACCTGAAGAATGTAAGAAAAGATACAATGTAAATTATGATATGCCGATAGGAATCGAGATTAAAATAGGTAACAATTGGTTAAATATGAAGGAGATATATAAATCATGACTGAATTAACCACAATGGATACTTCTCTGCCAGAGAACTTAGGTAAGCTCTCTACAGAGGATATGATGAAACTGACTGGTCAATTGGATCACAGTACTACCAAAGCATCTATAAGTAGGTTGGCTATCAACCATGCTACAGAAGATTTTGATGGTAATGCTCTTCCAAGAGGCTGGTTCAGTCTGACTACCCCCCCTGAAGGGCCTGTATATGGTGAGAAAGCTACTATGCGTGTGTTTATGCGTACTTATTCCTATTTCGTTTGGGATAATGAAGCTAGTGCTTTCTCATGCCAAACTGTACAGGCTCCTTCCTTCAGCAATGACTTTTATGATACTGGAGGAGGATTAAAGTGTGGTAAGTTAGACTATAATACTATAGAAGCATTACCAAAAGATAGTCCAGAGTGGGCTGTACAGAAGAGTATTAAGTGCAGTCAGAATCTCTATGGATTAATATCCTTTGAGAATGCTGTGAATAAAGATGGTAGTAAAGCTGTTGTTAAGGATGTTCCTTGTATATGGTATGCAAAAGGATCAAACTTTTCACCGGTAGCAGACTGCTTAAAGAGTCTAAATAGACAGAAGCAACCTATGTGGCTGATGAATATTGGGCTGGCTTCAGTGAAAAAGAAGAAAGGTGGAAACATCTACTTCCATGCAGAACTAACACCTCAGAAGGCTGTGTCTTGGGTAGAAGAGGATGATGCTAGAATGAGGTCATTTATGGAGTACGTCAAAGGATATAATGATACTGTTATGAGAGCATATCATTCTGCCAGTGATGATAAAATACAGTTTGACTCCGTAGTTAATGAATAACCTTATACTACATAAGGTACAAGGGTTTCTAGATCGTGTTTCAAGAGAAGGGGCCGATCTAGACCCCAAACTTGTAGAAGAGTTTACAGAAGCTTGTACTAAATCTGTAGTACGTCAGTTCTCTAATAACAGAGGGGATTGGAGGCCTCGTATGTCCTCCCTAGGCAGACCTTTATGTCAACAAAAAATGGAAAGAGATGGAGCAGAAAAGAACTTTGAGTATAACTCTTTAGTTCGTTTTATGTTTGGAGACCTTGTTGAAGCTATTGCCATTTTGGTAATGAAATCGGCAGGTATAGATATAGAAGCAGAACAAGAATCTGTAAAGTTACAGCTTGGTAAAAACTCTGTTTCTGGTACACTAGATGTAGAGATAGATGGTAAGGTGTGGGATATTAAATCTGCAAGCCCTTATGCTTTTGAACAAAAGTTTGGAGACATGGGTGGTTATAAGAAAATAAAGCAAGATGATGTCTTTGGATACATATCTCAAGGATACCTGTACAGCAAGTCTAGAGATAAAGATTTTGGTGGATGGATTGTTATTAACAAAGCAAGTGGTGAGTGGGTGGTATGTGAAGCTCCTGAGCTACAAGAAGAAGATAAGAAAGAAGCTCTTGCTCTAGCAGAGAAAAACTTAAATGCTTTACTGAGTGGAGAAAAGTTTAAAAGATGTTTTACTGATGTAGAGGAAACATACAAAGATAAAGATAAGAATGTTAAAAAGACAGGCAATAGAGTTTTGTCAAGTATTTGTGGATTTTGTGACTTTAAAAGAACGTGTTGGCCTGATGCTATCATGCATAAAAAAGTAGGCTCCACAGCTCGTTTTCCAAAATCTGTCTGGTACAGCAAGCTTAAAAAAAGGGAGATATAATGCCTATCTATTTTCAAACTGATGTCAGCTTTTCAGATATTTATATGAATGATAATGTCTGGTATGCTTACCCAGATTCTGAAGATGGAAAAGGAGGTACAAATATTATAAGAGAGTTGAGGAATAACTTTTCTGCTATACCTATTAGGTCTTGTAAAAGTTTCTATGAAGGAGGTTTGTGGGATGATTTTGATTATGATAAAAAGATAGCTCTTCTCTCTTCTGATTTACATAAAATACAAAAGATTTTAAATAAAGGGGCACTTGTATGTTTCTACATGTCAGAGTGGACAGAACAGCTAGAGAAATTAAAGAAGAACTCTCCTAGAATATTTGAGTTTGCTGTAGAGCAGTCTGGAACTTTGTTTGATGCCTTTCCTCCAAAAGATATAAAATTAAGAAGATCAGAAGAATGAACTGTTGGCATTGTAATACAGAAGTAGTTTGGGGAGGAGATCATGATATGGAAGAAGAAGAGGAAGACTACTGTATGTCCACAAACCTGTCCTGTCCTAAATGTGGCTCATTCTACATGGTCTACTTACCAAAAGATAAGGAAAAGAATTGAATGAAACGAGCACATGGATACCGGTCTAATTTTGAATTAGATATAGCTAATCAATTAGCTAGAAACAAAGTACCTTTCTCTTATGAGAAAGATGTTTTTGCTTATATAAGACACAGTACATACACTCCTGACTTTTATTTAAAAGAACAAGATTTTTTTATAGAAGTAAAAGGTTTGTTTACATCCTCAGATAGAGGAAAGCACCTGCTGATTAAAAAACAACATCCTGATCTAGACTTACGGTTTTTGTTTATGAATGCTAATAACAAGCTGTACAAAGGATCAAAGACTACCTATGGAGGATGGTGTGATAGACATGATTATAAATGGTGTCAAGGGTTTATACCAAAGGATTGGTTAAAATGATAACAGGAGAAAATAAAACTAAGTTTGAGAGTTACAAAGACAACTTGCCAAAGGACTCTCTTTGTATAATAATGCAAGATACAGAGGATGGTATGATAGACCTTATGTCTTATGATACTACAGAAGAACATGGTGTAACTACAGCTTACACTTTGTTACGAGGTTTTATGGCTATGCTAGAAACACAGACTGAAAATATCATTACTCATGGGCAGTCTGCAATATTTAAAGATGTAGAAATTATAAAACCAGAAGTAAAAGAAAAGATGTACAGCAAGGATAACATAACTGTTTTGGATTTTAATAATGATAAGTAGTAATTCACAGAGAGAAACACACGAACAGTACATGGTTAGAATGAGAAAAGAGGATAAAAGAAACATGGAAATAAAAATGTTAAAAGGATCTAAAGCAACAAAAGTTCAAGTAGGAGGTAGTCATTATAAAGATTTTAAGATTATGCCTATTGAATATATTTCTAAAAATAATCTTGACTTCCTTGAAGGAAACATTGTAAAATATGTTTCTCGGCATAGAAATAAAAATGGTGCTGAGGACATAAAAAAAATTATACACTATGCAGAGTTAATATTAGAATTAGAATATGGAGAGAATTAGATGGCATCATTAATGGGAGGCAATTACTTACCAACAGAGTATCAAGCATTTATACATATGTCTCGTTACTCTAGATGGTTAGAGAATGAAAATAGAAGAGAGAATTGGGGAGAGACTGTAGAAAGGCTTGTTTCCTTTTTTCGTAAGAATGTAGAGGGTGTTGATGAAAAGTCTTGGGAGGACATAGAAGAAGCTATACTATCTTTAGAGGTCATGCCTAGTATGAGAGCACTTATGACAGCCGGCAAAGCTTTAGAGAGAGAAAACATTGCAGGATACAACTGTTCATATGTACCGATAGACAGCCCAAGAGCTTTTGATGAGATACTATACATACTCATGAATGGCACAGGTGTAGGATTCTCTGTAGAGAGACAGTACGTTGATAAACTTCCTACTGTACCTGATGTAGAATTTGAAAAAACAGAAGATGTTATTGCTGTAGTTGATTCTAAAGAAGGTTGGGCAAAAGCTTTTAGAGATTTGGTATCTTACTTGTATACAGGAAGAGTTCCTAAGATTAATGTGTCAAAGGTACGGGCTGTGGGCACAAGATTAAAAACATTTGGAGGCAGGGCTAGTGGCCCTCAACCCTTAGTAGATTTGTTTGATTTTACTGTAGAGAAGTTTAAGAGTGCTAAAGGCAGAAAGCTTTCCTCTATGGAATGTCATGATATAGTATGTAAGACAGGTGAGGTTGTAGTTGTAGGTGGTGTACGTAGATCAGCCCTTATATCTTTATCTAATCTGTCCGACCAAAGAGTACGTGCTGCAAAATCAGGTGCTTGGTGGGAAACAAATCCAGAGAGAGCATTGGCTAATAACTCTGTTGCTTATACAGAGAAGCCTGATGCAGGTATCTTTATGAAAGAATGGCTGTCTTTATACGAAAGTAAATCAGGGGAAAGAGGTATATTTAGTAGAGCTTCTGCACAGGAGAAAGCTGCTGAGAATGGTAGAAGAGATGCCAGTTGGGATTTTGGTACTAATCCTTGTAGTGAAATTATACTACGACCTAATCAATTCTGTAATCTTACAGAGATAGTTGTACGGTCTACAGATAGTATGGCTTCTCTTACAAGAAAGGTACAAATTGCTACCTTGTTAGGTACTATACAGTCTACCTTTACTAACTTTGGTTATTTAAGAAAAAGGTGGCAGGATAATACTGAAGAGGAAAGGTTACTTGGAGTGTCTCTTACAGGTATTATGGATAGCCCTATGTTAAATGGTAAAGAGAAAGGTCTAGAGAAACGATTACAAACTTTAAGAGTAGTTGCTGTAGAAGCTAATAAATACTGGGCAGATAAGTTTGGTATAAATCAAAGCACAGCTATTACTTGTGTTAAACCTTCTGGTACTGTTAGTCAATTAGTAGACAGTGCTAGTGGTATACATGCAAGACACAACCCTTATTACATACGAACAGTACGAGGAGATAATAAAGACCCTCTTACAGAATTTTTAATTGACTCTGGAATACCAAATGAACCAGATGTTATGAAACCAGAACATACAACCGTATTCTCATTTCCAATGAAAGCCCCTAAAGGTTCTGTATGTAGAGACGACATGACTGCTATTGAACAGCTAGAGTTATGGAAAATCTATGCACAACATTGGTGTGAGCATAAACCCTCTGTAACAATATCCGTTAAAGAGGAAGAGTGGGTTCCTGTTGGTGCTTGGTGTTGGGAAAATTTTAGCTACCTTAGTGGTGTTTCCTTTCTCCCTTTTTCCGACCACACGTACCAACAGGCTCCTTATCAAGATATAGATAAAGCTACCTATGAAAAGTTGACAAAAAAAATGCCCTCTTCAATAGAGTGGCAAAAGTTACAAGACTTTGAGAAGGAAGATAATACGAAGGGATCACAGGAGTTAGCTTGTACAGCTGGAGTGTGTGAGTTGGTGGATATATAATGAAATGTGCTAGACCTATAATAGCTCCAGAGGATGCTGGGTTAATAAGAAAAGTTATATCTTATTATATAAAATATGCATCTCCTCCTAATAAAGAGGTAGAAGAAAAGCTTCTAAACTTATTTCACAGATTAGGCAGGTTAAATGACAGATAATGAAAGCAGTTTATTATTTAACTTTTCTGTTAAACTTACATCTGCCGGACACATCTCTGTAGAGCATAGTAATATAAAGCCAGAAGAGTTCAAAGAAGTGATGGACAAGTGGAATAAACAGTATGAGAATACTGAAATCTTTGTGTCTTTGTTAGAGTACTTGTCCACACACAGTTCTAAGATAGAGAGAGATATTTATAAAATTCTGCACTAAGA